ATTTGACGCAATATCAGCATTACCTTTTGCAACAGCACAAACAGCCGTTGATGTAAATATTAACGTAGTAAAAAATACACTTACTATAAATATTGGTAATCCTGCTATTACAGCAGATTCTATTACAGAGGTTCCTGATCCTAATAGATTAACTCTTGGTCTTGGAACTATAACTATTACAGCAGATGCTAACGTATCTCCTACAGGTAGTCAGGTTGTATTAAACACAAATTTCCCAGCTACTTCGGTCTCTACAAGTGTAGATATTGTACCTTCTGTAAACCAATTGACCTTGGCCACAGGAAATGTTACAATAACCGCTGACTGCAATATAGATGTAAATAGTGGTTTAAGTACAACCCAATTTGCTCTTGATACTGGAGAGGTATCTGCAATAACATGGAGTGAAATAATACCAGGTGTAACAATGACTTGGACACCGATAGATACAAATTAATATGGCATCAACATTTTCATCAGATCTAAAATTAGAAATTATCACAACCGGTGAGAAAGCTGGACAATGGGGCGGAATCACTAACACAAATTTACAAATCTTGGAACAAGGATCATCAGGAGTTTTAGATGTAGACATGGCAGCAGCCAGTGTAACATTACTACTTACAGATGGTGCAACGTCCAATGGTAAAAATGCATATTTAAGATTACATGGAACTTTAGCAGGAGATAGGACTATAACAATGCCTTCGGGATCGGGTGTTACTAGAGTCTGGGTCATGAAAGACGATACTGTTAGAGGCACATCAAATAGAACACTAGGAGTATTAACAGCTGGTGGTAGCACCACGCAAATACCGCCAGGTGCAACTGTTCTCTGTAGATCAAATGGCACAGAAACAGTCATGACTATTTTAGAAAAAGGTTATGCAACTATAACAGATTCTAATAGTCCATACGCCATTGTAGCTGGCGCACAAGTCTTTGCAAATACAACCGCCAACCCTATAGAGATTGACTTACCTGCTTCTCCCGCTGTTGGAGATGAAGTAACCGTTATCGACACTAGAGGAACTTTTAATTCTAACAATTTAACTTTTGATAGAAACGGACAACCAATTAATTCAGGAACTTCAAATCTAGTATTAACCGTAAATGGTCAAGCAGTAACATTGGTTTACGTTGATGCAACAAGAGGTTGGGCATTTAAGACGAACACGGCGTAAGGAGCACGGATCATGGCTCTGACTTCCATAAAATTTTTACCTGGAATCGACAAACAAGATACATCTGTTGGTGCAGCTGGTAGATGGGTAGACTCTGATAACGTTAGATTTAGATATGGTTTACCTGAAAAGGTAGGTGGCTGGACATCTTTATTAAGTGACACCATTGTAGGTGTAGCTAGAAAACAACATGCGTTTGTTGATCTTGATGGTAACAGGTACGTTGCTATTGGAACAGATAAATTTTTACTTATTTATTTTGAAGGAGCGTTATTTGATATAACTCCATTTAGAAGTAACAACGCTGGAACACAAACTCAATTTACAGGTTCAACAATAACCACAAGCACAACTAGAGGCACAGCAGTTACAATTACAACATCTACTAATCATGATTTACAAATAGGAGATATTGTTGAATTAGATTCTGTAACCATGCCAACAGGTTCTAGTATCGCAGCTTCAACGTTTGAAGATAAACTATGTCAAGTAATAACAGTACCAAGCTCTACAACATTTACAATAACATCACCATCAGCAGAAGCAAACGGTGGTGGATCTGATTTAACATCAGGAAGTTCTTGCACTGTTAATCCTTATGAAAGTGTAGGTCCTTCCGCACAATCATATGGTTATGGTTTTGGTATTGGAAACTATGGTGGAACAGTAACAGGATCACAAAGCACAGAATTAGATGGATCATTAAATGCTGATACAGCAGGTACAGGTGGATCGGGTACAGCTGTGACCGTAGATAGCACAACAGGTTTTCCATCTGCAGGAACTATTGCGGTAGGCACAGTGCCAAATGCAGAATTAATTACTTACACATCTACAAATGCTACAAACTTTTTAGGAATTACTAGAGGTGCAAAAGGCACAGCAACTGCCGGCACATCAAATGGTCAAGCTCATTCTACAAATACAACAGTTCAAAATGCAACAGACTGGGGTAACTGGGGTGATGCTGTAGCAGCATCAACCGTGACTCTTGAACCAGGACTTTGGTCATTAAGTAACTTTGGTCAAGTATTAGTTGCAACAGTTGCAAATGGTAAAACATTTACTTGGAACTCTGCTATCGCTGCAAAGTTTACAACTAGAGCATCAACAACCACTTCAAATTTTTCTACAGCAATCAGTGGTGATAGTGGTAACCCAACTGCATCTAGAGTTACACTTATATCACCAACAACACGTCACTTAATTCATCTAGGGACAGAAACAACAATTGGTGATCCGACCACACAAGATGATATGTTTATAAGATTTTCTAACCAAGAACAAATAAATGAATATGCACCAGGTACAACCAACACTGCAGGGACACAAAGATTGCAGGATGGTACAAAGATCATGGGTGCATTAGTTGCAAAAGAAAACATTTTGATATGGACCGATAATGCATTGTATACCATGAGATTTATTGGATCTCCGTTTACGTTTGGATTTGAACAGGTGGGTACAAACTGTGGATTGATAGGTCAGAACGCAGCCGTAGAGATAGATGGGGTTGCATATTGGATTGGTAATAATGGATTTTTTGCATTCGATGGTACAGTAAATAACTTACCATGTAGTGTAGAGGATTATGTTTACGATGATTTTGATACTACAAAAGGTCAACAAGTTGCTGCTGGTATTAATAACTTATACACAGAAGTAGTTTGGTATTATCCAACACAAGGATCTACATTTAATGATAGGTATGTAGTTTATAATTATGGTGAATCTAAAGGTGTGCCCATGGGTAATTGGTATACTGGTGTAAATACAAACTCTATTAGAACTACATGGATCGACTCTATTGTATATCCAAAACCATATGCTACACAATTTAATTCATCTGCAACAGGAACGTTTCCAAGTATAGTTGGTGAGTCTGGTTTAGGTCAAACAGTTTACTTTCAACACGATACAGGCACAGATCAAATTAATCCTGATGGTAGCACAACAGCACAGAACTGGAGGTTTGGAACATTTCAAATAGACCTACAACAAGACGGGAGAAGATAATGACAAAGATAGTAGTTAGATTACCAGAACCTAAAAAAGAGTATAGCGAAGATAATCAAAGACAAATTAATAGAGCTTTAACATCTATAATAGAACAATTAAATTCTACATACTTAACAGAAAACGAGGAGGAAAAAGAACGATTTAGTTTTTTCTTTTCATAATGGCAAATATATACAAAAACGTACAAAAACTATTAAATGCTGCAGGATCAGATGTAGATATGTATGAGTCTCCTACAGCTACAGCAAGTATTATCAAGACTGTAAAGCTATTTAATACACATAGTGGTGCGTTAGATGTAACGGTAAAAGTGTTTGATGCTACCACTTCTACTGATTTTGAGTACAAAGTAGCCAGTATAAATGCTAATGAAGGTGTTGATTTACTTACCTTTAATAATATTATAGTATTAGAGGCTGGAGATAAATTGAAAATGCAGTGTGCTACAGCAGATAAGATTAAAATGACAGCGTCTTTACTACAAATTTTAAGAACACAACCAACGGATCAAATATAATGTCTTTTAAAGAAACAGAAGCAAGCGTTAGATATGAGATGATAAACGGCAAAAAAACAGCTGTTATCACTCCAGAATGTATTATAACATTAACAAATACAAAAACGGGTAAAGAATATAACTCCGATGCAGAAGCAGAGGCAGATATTAATGACCCAACAACAGACACGCAAAGAGAACACATAAGACGTGATGTAGAGATTAAAGTAGTAGATATCGGTATTGGTGCCGGTTCAGGAGATTTATAATGGCGATTACAAACGCACAACAAGCAAAACAAATTTTAATGCAAGATGGTGGTATACCTCAACTTGTAAAAAAAGGTAAAGGTAAAAAAAGACCTGGCTATCGTGGTGAAGGTGGTTATCAAGGTGGTAGAGGTGGTGGCTATGGTGCTGGTAGAAGCGGTGGTGGAAGTAAAGGCGGTGGATATTCAGGTGGTGGCGGTGGTGGTAGAGATGCCTCAACAAAATCTTTTGATAAATCATTAAATCCTGACAGACCAGGTGGACCAATAGGTAGAGACGATCCTCCTTCAAGACCACCACAAGAAATTATTGGTGGCAGATCTTTTGACGTTACGTCAGATCCAAAAAATGTTGAACAAAGAAATTTTGCAAGATCAATTGCAGCTGATGCAAAAAGAGTTGCTGATCGAAAGAAAAGACAAAAAGATTTAACATTTTTAGAAAATTATTTAGGGCCCGCAGGTTTTAATCGAAGAACTAAAGCCGCTAATTTAAAAAGTTTAGGAATGTTAGATAAAAAATTTGGTACTATTGGTGGAGTGCCGGTGGGTTTTGCAACAGCTGCGCTAGAAGCTTTTGATGTACCAAAAGAAACAGCATTGTTTGACATTGATTCAATAAGAGAAATATATGGTCCACTATCTACCATGGCTGGTAAAAAAGGAATATCAAAACAACAAACAAAAGATCTTCAAGATTTAAGACAAGACATGGAGATAGAACAAAAAATTTTAGATGGCACTTTAACAAAGGGTGAATTTTTAGATTATAGAGATAGAAACAAAACAGAAGATACAGGTGGTAGAGATGATGCACAATCAAATCCTTGTTTAGGACCTAACCCACCAGCATATTGTTTTATTGGTGGTAACGCACCAAAAGAGGAAGAGGAGGAAGAACCATTTAGAATGGCTCTTGCATTTAGAGCAGATGGTGGACGTGTGCCTTATGCTGATGGAGGGATCATGGATCTTGAAGAAGCACAAAGACAACTTTATTTTATAGGTGGTATAGTTAAAAAAGCAAAAAGAGCTGTTAAAAAAATTGTTAAAAGTCCTATTGGTAAAATAGGTCTTGGTGCATTAGCATTTAAATTTGGAGCACCATTATTAACTGGTGGTGGTTTTAGTGGTCTTGCTAAAAAATTTGGTTTTGATGCAATAAAAAATAAAATAGCTGAAGCAGGTATTGGTAAACTAGCTGGACTATCTATAGGTGGTGGATTGCTTGCAGGTGCATTAGCAGGTAAAGGATATGAAGATGAAGATGAAGATGGCTTTGATGACAACACAGGATTTAGTGTAGAAGAATATAGAAGAAGAGGGGCACAAGGTAACGTACCAATAGCATTTAGAGCTGAAGGTGGTATGTCAGATGTAGAGAACGATCCACAATACAAAGGTTGGAAAAGAATATATGAAGTAAATCCATTCTC